GGTCATTGCATTTTCCGTGATGGCCACGGCGTTTGCTCTTGTGAACGAGTTTGAGATTCCATCTCTTTCCACAGATTTCGACTCTCATTCTGTCACCCTGAATTGGCAGGCAGCACATTGAGCAAAGCTCACTTGTTGCTGTTTTAATGGGCACTTGTCATTGGCGCAAACGGTCAGAACAGACATTGCTCCACATGACTTCATACTGGTAGTTTGAATTCGCTTTTTGCAGGGTGGCCATTTCGGAATAAAACGCCAAGCATTTCCAGTGTCTCGATCATAACCATCCAAATCAGGCGGCGGCTCCCAACCCTTCTTGGCATATTCAACAACGCCACCTGGGAGCATTCTAATTCGTCCGAACGATTTCACAGGCATCCCGGCCTTTGCATGAATTCTAGTTTGAAGTCTTTCCATTTCAGCCGCAGCCGCCCGTATTACAGGAGTATCAATTCCTAGCCTCAGAGCTTCCATAGGACACATGATTCCCTCCACGGCCCGGCTGATATTGGATATCAGCCGGGCTTTTCTTTTTTTGATACTACACCGAGATACCAAGAGCCGCATCATTAACGCTATTAGGATCACCGCCGCCGTCCCCTCGATCACCGCCATCGCCGTCTTCAGTAATACTGCTGAATTCGGCAGGTTGATCGTGGGAACCAGTTTTAGTGACATTCATCCACTTACCATCATTCTTCCCTTTGGCACAACCGCCAGGACCACTAACGCATTCCGTTATCTGGACCGTACCATTGCAGCAAATACCAAAGAAGTCGGCAGATGGGCATATCTCCGTAGTAGTAGCACCGCCAGTGATATCAGAGGCAGCACCTTTTGATACCAGTAACTTCAAGAAGGCCATTGCATCGCCTTCTCTCTGCGAAGCCTCTTTGGCAGCCGCATCGGCAGCAGTAGAGGCTGCAACCGCAGCATCAGCAGCGGCCTGCAATCCAGCATCACCTGGATGTGCGGCAGCCTCATTCAAGGCTGCTTCTGCTGCTATTCTGGCATCTCCAGCAGCCGCATTAGCCGCTATGGTAGCATCATCAATTACCGTTTTGGTGGAATTAACGCAACCACCAAACATATGAACCTCACACCTGTCCCCACCGGCAGGTAAGCAAACATCATGCCCAGCCGTAAGACCGTGAGCCATTGGGAACCAACAAATTGTAATCAACGTCGTACAAGTCTTTGGATCACCGGGACCACCAGTGCCAGGTTTTCCATCACTCGTAGGGTTATCAACTTTCTTCGGCAACTTGCTGAAGGTATCCTTCGACCGATTTGGCCGATTCGGGTCTTCACCACCGCCAGCACCGCCACCACCTGCACCACCGCCACCGCCTGCACCACCGCCAGCCTGTAGGGCTTTGTCGTTGGCCGACGCAGATGTTGCAGCAGCAAAGTTCGCTTGCTTCAAGATAGCTGCAAACTTTGGTTCCAGTTGAGCGAACACTGGGTCTTTCCCAAGATTCACCGCACCCGGACAAGTGATATCGGTACGTGGATTTGGTTTGACATCATTTGCATCATCCACACGTCGTGGATGCTGGAATTGACAAAATTCCGAAGGCTGAGCGATTGCAGTTGAAGAACAACAGAAAGTTGTATTGGCGCTGCTTGGCGGACCTGAACAATTTGTAATTTGAAAGTCAGGAGCCGTCACATCGTCAGGAACATTCTGTGGGAATGTCGAGGAACTCAAAGGATGGCCTGTTGGAGCAACTACTCCGAAACCCACACCTTGAGCTACAATATCAGGAGGCCAAAGTTGTCCGGGATTAACTGACCCCGGATACGCCCACGGATATTCTACTCTGGACCCAGAAAGAAGCGGCGTCCAGACAGTGAAATCAATCTGGTTAGTGTCTGAATTATAGGTCGCGGACTCAATCTGGGCTTTGAAAGTAGAGTCACCCATATCCGGGATATTCAATATCACATCATCGAACGACTCCAATGGTAACTTAACCAACGGGGTCGAGAATGTTGCTTTTCGGAACGTATTTGATTTCCGTATCAACCAAAAGATTGCAGACTTTTCAACGAGTTGATACATATTGTAAATGTAGAAATCGTAATCCTGCGACTGAGTCCCATACTTATTGATATTGTTACGCAATATCAAAAGTTTTGACGGCAGTGCATAATCATCATTCCACTTCACAACGAACTTAGTAACCAACTCTTCGGTAGTCGTGCTAGTAACCTTTAGGGTATTTTGCAGAATATGGTCTTCCGTGATCGTATCAACTGTTGTCGGGGTTTTTGACAAATACTTAATGAAGAATGTATCGTCACGCAAGTACAATGCACAACGGGCTTGAAATGAGATTTCATCCAAAGCCTGAAGGATATTCTTGCGTTCGAGCAATGCGAAATGAGATGGATAGTTATCAATAGCCGTTTCGACAGCGGCAAATGATGTCGCGTCGATACCGAAATTTGTATAGGTCGTAATTAACCACTCCAGAATATCAACCGTGTTTGGGCCGACGGACGAATCCATCGTAACATAGATTTGATCTTCCCATCCATTCGCTTGAAGAGACAGGGCTCGATTCATTACAATTTCGACGACGTGATAGGCTCCATAATCAGTCGTTCGGACAGTGTAATAGTCTGTCGGAACAACTAACAATAACCTTTCACCATTGTCAAGAGTCCTGTACGCTGCCACGCATTTAACTGTCGATGGTAGGATATTTGCAATGTAGATGACTTCTTCGTCGTAAGCATAGACGACTTCGCTTCCGGCGTTCACCCACTTGAAACTCGCAGACGGAAAATCATTCAAGGATTTGAGACTGATACTCTGACAGTCAGTAATGTCAGTGAATATCCCACCCTGGCATGAACTTCCAACCGTGCTTGGCCCAGCATTCTTGACTGCAATGGTCGCAATAGTGGCATCGGCAGGATTCTCGGCTCCAAAATTACCGAATATACCTGCCCGACCAGCATCGTGGTCTAGGATGAACTTGATATCAGCAGCAGGTGCTGGAGATGTGTAGGTTTGATTTTCAACCATATCAGGATGAATTCTCTCACTGATAGTGAACGTCTCACCTGAAAATTTTCCCCGAACATAGGCTCCGCCGATTGCCAAAGTAATCGTTTTGCCCTGTTCAAATTGGGCTCCACCAAAGACTTTGATCGTCGGAAACTCGAATGTAGACTGATTCGTTTGCTCGAAGGTCAATTGCTCAACAATCTCGCACCTATTCTTTTCGCAATTCGGATCGGGGCCATAGATTGGAACCGCTGAAACTCCGGTATTGGAGCCAGTAGATGTTCCGTTGACAACCCCGCCACCGCCAGAGACCTTGCCGACGCCGTCCTGGATAACATACCCGAATGGGTTTGAATACTGGAATCCAGGGTCTTGCGGTCTGATAAATCCTGTCTGGGAAATCCCAAAACTGCTCGTCGTGTTCGACGGATATCCAGTATTTGGATTCGTATTCGCGATAGCACCGGCCGGGTTACTCCCGAAACTGGTGTTATAACCAACGATAGAATTCGGCGGACAACAGATGGCATTTGCGAGTTGCAGGCGACGACGTAGAGTGTAATCTCTTATCCCGAAGCCATCGGCAAGAACGCCTTTTCGTGGGCTTGTGATCCTGAGAGCAGGAACATTGACCACCGATCCAAATGCTAGCGGCCACGCTTTACCCACTAAGTCAATGGGCAAGAGTGGGAATTGACCCTCTTCAATCGAAAATCCGATCTCGGTCGATTCAATTTTTGTAATGACATTGAAACTCAACTGACGAGCACCTTCGTCCCAGACAATGGGGCTACTGATCTCGCCACGCATGAGCAAGAATTTGTCAGTCGTGGGGTCGAGTCCCTCGAAGAGTTGATACACCCAACACGGCCGTTTGTGAATGTCGTGGGTGTCTATGATGGTCTTCAAAGTACCATCAATATCATCCAACACGACAGAGACCTGTGCTGAATTTGAGCCACCAGTAATCTTGACTATTTCGTCAATGCTACTGATACTCAATATCTTTCCAGCATAGGCCCCAACTGTCTTATCGGCATATTTTGAAGCTGGGGTGCTATCCACCCAGTCCACCTCAAGAAGAATACGCGGCTTTGTCCCCAACGCTGTGTTGACTTTCGTAGTCGCGTTAGTCGATAGGGTTCTCATTGTTTCACTCCAACAAATGTGAGACTGACGCTGTCAGTCTCGTTTCCGGGCGAACCACCAGCCCTGCGGGCCTGGGAGACTTCGAACGGGTTATTATCAATGTACACAAGCCAAACTTCGTTTTTATGATTGGTCATCTTAATCTGTTGCCCAATCATGGTCTCGACAAAGGCTTGCAGTTCTAGCGATTTCATCCTTGAAAGCGAGAACGTATAAGTCAACTTTCCAGTGCCACCATCTTTGGCATAGGAATAGACCACATTAGTCATTGATCTCTTTCGATCAACAGTCTGGTCATGGTTCTCAACATCGGAGAGTTGAGGGTCTGGGAGTTTGGTAACAACCGATGGTGCAGGCCACGGAGCTTCGAGCTTAATCATGCCAGTTCCCCTTCAAATTGGAACGATGTGGCGTAATTGCCGCAAGCCCCTGGACCTATCTCGGTGATATCAGTATCAGGAGTAGAGATTATACCTTTCCATGTTCTTCCTTCGTGATCGGTAAGTCCGATCTGGAGGCCGAGCGTAGAATTCAGGAATGACTTGAAGGCGTCGGCTTGGGTAGTTGTCAGGACACTCATATTCATCGAGAGGGTTCTGAACTTCGGCCAAGTTGATTTTCTGAAAACTTGAACAGTTCCACCACGACTTTTCCGATTGATCCTATTCGCATTGAAACTGATTTTGTTACCAAACTCTGGATTACGCAGCACAATGGTAAGGCTGGGACTGACGACAGGCCAGAACAGTGTCAAAGTGCTAGGGGTAAGAGTCGGAGGTGTAGCAGAAAACGTGAATGGTCCAGAACCGATGTTCGGAGAATAATTGCACAATTCTCCAGCACGATCAATATCAATTTCAACAGTCTGGATCAAACCTAAATCTGATGACAATGACTGCGAGAACACGGCTAACAGAGAAGCATCATCAGTTAAAGCCAATGCACTTGATACAACATGAATCAGCAATCTCGATACTGAATCTGACAGAAGTATTGCACTGGCAACTGTTTCCGGTTTGATATTTACTCCGGCAGTATGACTTAGACTCATCACACTGGAGACTTGGATAATATCATTCGCGGCCAAATCCGTCAGGGTCATCGCAGATGAAACCGACAGGATTTTGATACTCGATATCGCGTCATCAGTCAATGGCATCGAGTTTGATGCCAAGACAATCACTGGACTCTCGTGAGCGTCATCTGTCAGAGTCAACGCATTTGAAGCAGCCAGATCAAAGACTCTAGTTGCAGAGTCAGTGAGGGACATGGCGCTTGATGCGTCAGCTAAAACACCTTCAAACGATGTGTCAGTTAAAGTCAATGCAGATGAAACGACCCTTGGATAATCTGTTGCAGTAGCAGCTACATCCGAAAGTGACATTGCACTTGAGGCTGTTCTGCTAAAATCAGTTGCGGGGGTTGCCGTATCTGTTAAAGACAGAGAACTGGAAGCGGACTCATTAAATGATCCACCAAGAAGTTCTGTAGCTGAATCTGTCAAAGACATTGTGTCAGTAACAGAAAGTGAAGCACCTTGAGTGCCCAGCACCTCCACATAGAATTGCGTGACTCTTATCTTGCCACCTGTGGCTTCGCTAAGAACATCAACGCTCTGCTGGGTTACTCTAAGAGCCATGATATCACCCTGTCTTGAAACCGAATTGGCAGCCGTTCAAACCGGCCTCAGTCCACAATGCCGACGTTTCGGGATTCTTCTCGATCACATTAGCGACCGTTTGATATGCAGCATCAGCAATCGTCACCGCTGTTTGATCTGTGTCTGTTCCACCCGACGTATGGGATGAATTCTTTAGGCTATAGACCGTTGCATCTGTGATGGCCGTTACTGCATTCACTTGAATCCCGGCAATAGCAGCCGAGTGGGCAGTACCCATATTGAATAACTCTCGATGGCCGGTCGTGTCATCTGCCAGATAACTCGTCGTATCTCGCGGGTTGTCAGTCAATCGGTCCCAATGATTTGTACCGCTGTCAGGAGTATAGGCATTCGTGCCAGCATCAGAAGCCGGAACCACCATAGTTACGACTTGAGCACCTAGACGAGCATTGTTGACACTACCGCTGTCATCCAGCACGTAAATATCGTCAAGTTGCGTATGGTCATTAGAATTGAGGCTACCTTCCCACATGGTGCTTGTTGCATTCGTACTTCCTGTACGATCAGTATTCTGGCTAGTGAGACTAAGCACATTACTACCATTCACCCAGATATCAACTGTGCCAGTAGTGCCGTGGAACTTGACTTTCAATTCGACATAGAACCATGTTCCTGTCGTGATAGCACTTCCACTTGAAGTGCCCAATGTAGTGCCTTCTGATCCCAGAGTCCCACCCCTGGAATATCTCCAAAGGCCCGAAGTTAGAATCGCAAGGGTCCCCTGGACATTCGTATTATCCCAGAACTGGAAAATGACGTTGGTCGCGGTGAAAGCATCCTGATAAAAGCCAAAACCGGCGATCATCGTAGTCGATCCACTGGACAGATTGTATTTTTGAATGAATGTTCCACCCGTTGTCAAACGCATGGAGTGGCCAGCAACTCTTCCGGCCTGTACCGTTCCGACTGAAGCATCGTCGGTAGAATTGTCGTATTTCTGCTTCAAACCAACGGGAACATTCCCGTTGGTTACACCAAATGATTCAAAGCCCTCAATCCATAGGAGTGCCATAATTACACCGTCTTCACCCCAAAGAGAGCCGCGTCCAGATTAGTTTTAGTCCATAAGGCACTTGTATTGGGATCAAGTTCTGCTACGAAAGCAGGGGTATTATATGTTCCATTGACACCAGCGGTCCCGCCGTCATCAGATGAAGTACCGCCGCTATTGATATGATTCTTGATACTGAAAGCCGAAGCGCTATCAGTCTCAAAAACCGTATTTACCTGTATCCCTTTGATACTGGTAACTTCTGACCCCGTATTCGCATAGTCCCACTCTTCAAGATCGGTGCTCGTCGAGTCGGACACATATGTCGTATTGCCATCAGGTGGTGTTTCTTTCACACGATCTGCGTGAGTAGTTCCTGTTCCAGTTGGCGTGTATTGGTTGGTTCCGTGATCCCCAGTCGGAAAAAGTGTGGTGACTTTTTGTGGGGTCAAGAAGGTGTTATTATTGGACCCACCCTTATCGCAGACATAAAAGTCATCGAAGGTAAATATATCACCACCAGCAGAACTGGCACCAAGAGCGATATTTGTCGCTTGGCTAGTAGAACCACTGTCCGTATTTTTTGCTGTCAGGGACAACACGCTGACATTATTGACCTTGATATCAACTGTCCCCGTCGTTGTGTTAATCTTCACCTTTACTTCAATGTAATTCCAAGACCCTGCTCGAATTCTAGCACCAGATGAAGTCCCCAAGAGACTTGCCTGATCTCCCCGATAGAATTTGAGTTCGCCATTTATTGCGAGATATAGCGAACATTGATTCGTCGTGCCATCCTTGAACAACATGATTTGTTGCTCGGAGGCAATATGAGTGTAATAGAATCCAAATCCAACGATCCATGTATCATTAGCCGTGAATACTGGAGTTCGAAGCGTCTGGCTACCACTCAAACTAATACCGTGGCCACCAAGTCTTCCTGCCCTCACGGTGATAGTTCCACCACTACTTGTGTACTTGCCAGTGATGATAGACGTGGTGTTTCCATTGGTTGTATCATAACTTTCAAACCCGTCAATCCATCTTAAAGCCATGATGCACCTTCAATCCAACCACATGGGAGAAACGGGTTTGTCACGAATGGGAGACGTTTTGTCTATTGGATTCTTGTAGTGAAAATTGGCCGCACGGTAAAATCCGTAATCCTCTTCGCCATAATAGCTGGCAGTCGCTATATCCGAGCACCATTGGTGCTTAGGAATACGGATTGTATCGTAGATCGTTTCAAGAAGAACATCACCATTTTGAAGGCGAGTCAGGCGATAACCCCTATCGTAAAATGCCTTGTCCATGATACACCAGAAATGAAAAGGGCCGGAGCAGGGCAATACCTGCCCCGGCCTTGATATTCAATATCAGCCAGAGACTGTGTAGGTCACTTTGACCGAATCACCGTTGATAACTGCAACTGTCGAAGCGAAAGCCGCCGTTGACCAGAGGAATCCCGTCGTGCCGGACTTCGTACTGTTCGACGTGACAAAGATTCCCTTCAACGTCTTCGAAGCATTGATGCTGAAGGTAGCCGGTGAAGCGTTCGTAATCGAACGACTCGCACTGGCACCGGCACCCCACGTTTGCCGAACCGATTCGGTATACGCGGTCACTTCAATCCATCCGGCATGGCTGTTCATAACATCGCCCGCGGCAAATGCCGAGAACGAAGCATTGTCAACCAGCCCGACATACCAAGTCGTGACTTGGGTATCAGCATGGAACTCGACACCGAGGATGTGGTTCAGACCTTCATCCGTAATGCCGTTCGGGATTTCAAAATCGTAAACGAGACCGACGCCAGGGCGGAACACCTGGACATGGTACTTACCACGGCAAAAGAGGTAGCTCGCAAGCCACATCTTTCCCTTGTGCATGAGATTTGCAAACCACTCGCGAACCTTTTTGAAGATTTTCATAGTCGCGTTGTCCCTCGTCTAAGTTCCCGACGAATAGCGTTTGCAATCTCACGCCCGTCGATGCCACTCGCACCACCAGCGACATTCACATGAATATCACCGAACGTATTTGAGACCCCGCCACCATTCTGATTGAATGTTGGAGTCGCACCCGCGTTCATTGCCATAAGTTGCGAGAAAAACTTACGACTTGACTGCGGGTTCATTACGATTTCACCCGGAGTGAGCATAGCGGGTACAGTATCATGGCCGCGTGGAGCAATTCCACCGTTGGCAAAGAATGTCATGCCACCACGATTAGCAAAACCCCCACCGCCCCCGCCGCCAGCACCAGCTTCCGCCGCGGCGAGTTCATCGAGTGCTGTTATCAGGGAAAATATCGCTGGGATTTGTGAAAGGGCACTTGACCCAATCGAATCTATCCCGATTGCAGCTTCTTCGCCAGCATTAAATCCAGTTTGGCCGAGAATTTCGGTTCTTTGGGCGAGTTCGGCGATGCTTTGAGACTGAACAGCATTATCAGCCACCGCACTTTCAGTAACTTGTGCGTTGGTAGTCTGCAACCTCTTTGCAGAATCAGCCGCATCCTGTATCGCCTTGTCGAATGCTTCCTCACTCCTGATATCCTCAACTTGAGGAGTGCTCGTGGCACTATTTTGCAGTCTTGATCGAGCCCCGGTGGCTTCATCAACCTGAATTTGTGCCTCTTTCTGAGCTTGAATATCTTTCGTAAGGGTTTCGACACTGGAGATTGTGGCGTTAATTGCGGCTTGGAAGTTAGTAACCGAATCCGTGGACAAGAACTTAGCCAAGTTAGCATCTTGAAACGCTCCAGTCAGATTAGATTTTAGAGTCCCAATGGCTTTCAGGGCCGAAGTGGTCAAATGACCATCTTCATCAAAGTTAAGGGGGTTATTCAGGATAGCATCGACGCCATTCCTAAATTCTCGAACCTTATCTTTGATATTGGTGAGCAATTGAACGATCTCTGGTATCTTTTTCGGGTCAATCAAACCCGCCAGGATATCGCCAGCCGATGCACCTTCATGGGCAGCCTTCTGGATAATGGATATCAAATTGGTGAACGTCTCATCAACATTATCTGTCGCTGCTTTCGTCTGATCTTTCAGACCGGGCAGAGCTTGAGCCGCTTGGAAACCAGTCGTGGATGCTTTGAGAAGGTCTTGAATCTTCTTTTGAGACTCTGCGAAACCTTTCTCATCAAATTCAAACCCCAACTTAGCTACCAACGGTTGAGCTTCGAACGCCGCTTTTGTATCCGCACGGAGTTTGTCGAAGCCCTTTTGAGCAGAGAATGCAAGTGATATACCACCTGTCGCCTTCTTTAAGGCATCGGAGATATTCTGAATATCAGTAGTACGAATATCGCCAACTTTCAGATTTCCAAGTGTCAGCCTACCGCCTAACTTGTCAATCCCCTGGGCGATCTGAATGATCTGTTGTTCAAGAGCCGCCTTACGTTCAGTATCACCAGCCGGAACCTTATCAAGTTCCTTAGTCAGAATTTGAGCCAGTTCAACTTGGCGTCGCGCCTCATCAAGAATAGGTTGGTTGGCGGCTTCCAATGCCCTTGCTTGCGCTACCGCTTGATCTCCAAGATCAATTTTCTTCTGGGTAGCTATCCGACTCAGATTGATGAACTGGCTTTCCAGTTGGGTTTTTCCGGTGATTTCACCATACTGTTTGGCAATCCCACCAAGAATGCCGAGAATATCGTTCCCGACATTGATATCACCCTTCTGAAACGCCGTGTTAGCTTGACCTTGCAGCCGAGCGAACTGTGTTTGCAGATTAGAAGCCTGACGTTGCTCACTGAATTGAGCATTGAATCGCTGAAATTGAGCTTCTCTGATACCAATCTCAGTTTTTCGTTGATCTTCCTGCAATTTCAGGGTATTTTGAGCCTGATTAGTCTCCAGTGTCTTGATTGAGTTCTGGAATTGGGTGAACGCCTTCAGTCTGATATTCAACTCAGAATCAAATGACGTTGAATCAGCCTTCTGAAGCTCCCTGGCAACATTACTGGCCTGAATAAATGCCTGTTGCTTTTGAGCTTCGGCTCCAAGCACGACTGAAACATTGGCCTGAACTGCCTTCACCTCATCGGCTTGTGTAGCTCTGACTGCTTCAGATTGTGCCGTCGCATTTTTGTCAACTTCAGCACGAATTCGTTCAAACTTATCGGCTGTTACGGCGACAATATCACTTTCCGCAATCGCAGCACGCAATGCAATGAATCCGGCGACTGCGGCAGCAAGAGCTAACGCAATTCCACCAGTCCCAACAACGATTGCGGCAGCGGCTGCACCAAATGAAATCGTAGCAGCAGCCGAAAGAGCAGTTGCAGCAACCGTTACGGCAGCCGCCAACTGGTTGAAGATAACGACTGTCGTACCAATTACTGCCAGACCAGCCAAAGTGCCAGCCGCGATTGCAATTGTATTAGCCAAACCCCCAAAAGCCGTATTTACAGCAGCCAGTGCTGCAAGGGCGTCATGCCCAAAGCCGGCAGTCAGGATGTTTTTTACTCGGTTGAGTTCACCTTCGATATTGACAGCATTGGTGAACTGAATTGTCTCGAACGCCTTCTGTGCGGCACCCGCACGCTGGCCAATATCGTCTAAGATTTCGTTCAGTTTCTTTCCATCGTCAGCAAAGAGACTGATCTCACCGCGTAACCCTCTGATATTGGGAAACAATTTCGCCAATTCAGTAGAAGTTGATGCACCTTCACCAATCTTTGCAAAGAATGCAGATGCACCTAATGCAGCGATACCGGCTTCTGTTGACGCGAATCCCAACTCATCCAGTCTCTTTCGGAAGTCCGTTGTGGGCTTCAAAGAGGCCGTAAAGAGATTCAATATCTGCGTCTGGGCGTCACGGAAATTAACACCCTTCTGCGTGGCGAGTGAAATAGCTCCTGCGACGAACTCGGTATTGATACCAAGTTGAGAAGCGAGAGGGTTCAAACGGCCAAGTGAATCGCCTAATTCTTTCAGGCTAACACGTCCAAGATCAACAGTAGCGAATAAGATATCCGCATTATGTGATGCTTGGGCGGCACTTTGCCCGTAACTCAACTGGATACCTGACAATGCGTTGACCGCATCACCAGTGCTTCCCAGCGTGGCACGAGCAAGTTTCAATGACTCCGTAAAGAATTGTATGCTTTGATCGGTATTTCCGACCTGATTGCTCAATACCTGATAGAATCCTGCGGCGACTTCCGCTGCGGGCTTGCCAAACTCATTGGCTAGACCGATGATCCTATTAGAAAGTACCTGAAGATTTTTGTCAGATGCGTCGCTGATCGTAGCAATTGCTGCGATCTGTTTTTCAAAGGCGATTGCATCTGGAACAGCTTGGGTAAGGGCTCCAGTGAGGGCTCCGACGCCACGAAGTAACTGCTGAAAAGCAAAAACTTCGAAGAGACGGCCAATACTGAAACTGAAGTTGTTTGTCGCACTAGATGCTTGATTGACTTGTGGTGCGACTTGACCAAAAGCCTGCCCCAGTCCAATGACTTTCAGAGCAGCTTGATTAACTCCAGCGGCAGCACCACTGAATGTTTGTCCGGTATTTGCAACAATCTGATTCAGGGTGTTGGTATCAAGTCCAGCCTTAGCTGCTCTCGTTTGGAACGTCTGCAAAGCAGATGAGAAAGCAGTAAGTTGGGCAGGATTTGCACCACTGGTATCAAATTGACCCCTCAATGAATTTGCGGCAGATGCCGCATTATTTTGAGATTGAAGTGCCGCAGCACTGGATAAAGCCTTTCCAGAATTTGCTACCCCACCATTAAGTTCTTTGATTGCACCGGCAGTCAATTTGGCCTGTGTCTCGATTCGAGCCAGCAAGTCAACAAACTGCTTCTGTGCGGAGTTGAAATTAGCTGCACCACCAGCATTTTCAGCTAGGGCATTCGTATATTTCACGAAACCAGTTGCAAGCTGGTTCAACGTGTTAATCACGTCACTGGCGTCTAGCCCCAGCTTAGAGACAATTTCGTCAGCCATATTTCACCTACGTTGATATCCGATATCAAGTAATTTGACGGCGGATGACCTTGAGGAACTGACGAGTATTCAACTGGAACCGAAGGAATTCTTCATTGACAGCGGCCTTATAGGCAGCACTGCAATGAGCATGAATCTGGTATGGACCCGGATTATGCAGGTGAAAATTCCAAGCAGTATTCATATTCGTAGTGTCGTTTGCGATGAGATAGAAAAGACTACTGCTCCAGCGAAAGAAGATTTTTCCTTGCGAACTGCCGCTCTTGTCTATCACAAAGCTCTCTGACGCCTCACCAACGCCCGCCCTGTTTGGAGCATGGCCTTGTGGGACAGTATTTAATACTCGACTGGATGGTCCTGCCCCGTATATAGGAACTCCAGCGAAACCAGCTATCTGTGTAAGGGCTGCCCTCGATGCACCAGACCATACTGGAATGGTGTTCTTTGCTTCATTCACAAAAGCCCGAACGCCGATGAGTAAAATCTCTCCCATGCGGCGTTGCACGTAATCACGATGTGCGGCTGCATCATACAGGAGTGAGCCATAACTACCTGTTAGTTTCATGGCTCACCCCATATATGCTTTTGCGAATTGAGCTTGTTTGTCAACTTCATCATAGTCTACGGTTTGATGGTATGCTATGATTCTAGCACGTTGCCAGCTTGTCATAACATCCCAGTTGTCAGGGATGCCGGGTGGTCGGATACCAACTCTGATGCAAGCGCCCCAGATTTGGTAGTCTTCCGATCTGAATGGTGGCCAGATCAGCTTTGCGACTGATCCGCCATCCCACGTAGAAAAGTTGCACGAGCCTGCTCGATCATCGCTTCATTCAAGCAGTTCGCACTAAACACTCCCTGCATGATCCGTTGGACTTCGACGTTGGAGAAACCAGCTTCGCGGAAGTCCGCATCCCAGTTCTCCCACGTATTGCAATCTTCCTCTTTCACCTTGTCCCACTCGATGTTGTTATTACCGAGTCTCAAGGATTCGATTATCGTCCACGCCAGCCGTTGCTTGCCGTGGTGGACCATTGCCAATTGATAATTCTTGTCTTTGAAATCGAATTGCTTCTCTCCGCCGGCCACAACCTTTGCCGGCGGAGTTGGAGACGGACAGAGTTTGTCGAACCCATCCATTGAAAGCACAGCCATCGCTTTCAAGTTGATATTCGCCTCACCATTCCCTCTCGGAATAGTGATGATCTCGAAATTGGGTCCGCTAATGATTCTTCCATTGATCTTCATGGTGTCTTTCCCTCGGAGAGAAGGTCAGTGATACTCAATATCAGCTACCAGTGACTCGAACGTCAATTGCCTGGGTCGAATTGCACTTGCCGGTGACGGCCACTGTGCCGGCCTTCAAGTCATGTGCGACCGATTCTTGTCTGAAGTCTGGCAGTCGAATCGCTTCGACTTGTTCTCCACCACAAGGTGGAATGTACTCGACTTCGATATCAATTGCATAGGGTTCGCACGCATCGCTGGATGAAGTCACCCAAGTTGCGGCCTCACCTCTATGCTTGAGAACATCTTCGATCGTGGGATCGTTGCCGCTGGACGCGGTCAAAAATTCCCAGATAAAGTCGAACTTCACATCCATCGGAACCTGATCGCCCTCTCGGACGGTATCAAGGTTTCCACGGTCGAGCGTGTAATCCATCGTCCGTTTCTCGTCGTAAGTCAGGTTTCCAGTCCCGATCTTGATTTCGAGAGCACGCCCATCAAACGTAATGACAGCGTCATCCAGGACCGCTGCATCCAAGGCAGGCGTAAACGTGATACTGGTCGTGGGCGGTCCACCAGAACGGGCCGTCACGATGTATCGAATCTCCGAACCGACGACATGAAAACTGGCCAACAGGGGAATCGTTCCCGAGTCACCGACGGTATCAATGACCATCGTGGTCGCAGCCGCGGCATACCCACCGCCATGATTCACGAGAGCCGTATTAGAATAACCATCCAAAAGCCGAACCGTCGCGTGACGAAGCTCAATCTGAGCCATGATATTGGGTATCCTTAGCTACGAGAATCCACTGCTTGAGTGGCATTGCACT